AGCTATGTATACAGTAGACGCGTTACAACAAAATGATTTATGGCAAGAGTTGACGAGAGGTGCTAGATTTGAGCAACCAGGTTTTGATATATTACATGGTTACCCATTTAGAGCAAAAGCAGACGTGTTAGGAGATGATTTTGTAGCAGACTTAAAAACAACTTCAGATCTAAAATCATTTAAATGGGCTGCAAAGAAATATGGTTACGACGTACAATTATATATATATTGTAACTTATTTAATATAGACTATAAAGATTTTTACTTTTTTGTAATAGATAAATCATCTGGTGATTTAGGTATTTATGATGTAGAAGAATCTTTTTATAATTCAGGCAAAGATAAATTAGAATATGGAATTAAGGTTTTTGAACAATACTTTATAAATAAAGAATTTGAATTAAATGAGTATGTTGTTCGAGATACCTTAGTATGACAGAAAACGAATTTCACTATTATACTTTAGCTTGGTTAGATCTTATAGAAGGAGCAAAAATCCCTGATTTAAACTCAGCAATAAAAATGTATTTATCTATAGAAGATTATGAGGCTTGTTTAGGTATACAAAGAGCAGTTAACGAATATATTTATTATTTAAACATTAAAAACAAATTATTAAAGTAAACCAAAAAAAAGATTATGATAAAAAAAGAATTAAAAACAATAATTAAAAAACATACAGGAATAAACCTTAATGATCCTGAAACTGTTAAATGTAGAAAAAGACAATTTGTAGAAATAAGAGGTATTTACTATAAGATATTGCAAGACTATACAAAATTTACATTAACACACATAGGAGATGATATGGGTAAAACACATGCAACAGTATTACATGCAATAAAACACTTTGATCATTGGATGCAATATGATCCAGCATTAAAGACTTTGTATTATGGTATACTAGATGAATTTAAAGAATACTTAGGTGTAAACAAGTTAGAAGGAAGACTTAGTCGAAATTTCGAGGATTTATTAAATAACTATGCTAGATTAAAAAAAGAATACGAAGACTTAAAAGAAAGAATTACACAGAACGTTGATTAACAAATAATAATAATTTTTATTATATAATTGAATAATCAAGTTTTTTCAAGTTATGGCACACGGAGGAAAAAGACCAGGAAGTGGTAGAAAATCTAAAGCTGATGAGATTAATTTAATAGAAAAATTAAGTCCGCTTGAAGATGCTGCTTTTTTAGCTTTAAAAGAAGGTGTGGAAAGAGGAGAATTTAAATACGTGCAACTCTTTTATAACTATTATGCAGGTAAACCTAAAGAAACTAAAGATATTACTATAAACGAGGATACACCATTATTTATTGATTAATGCCAATACCTACAAGAAAATCAGGAGAAAGAAAAAAGGAATTTATACAAAGATGTATGAATGACCCCTTAATGATAAAAGAATATGAAAGAGACCAAAGGTATGCAATTTGTATTGATCAAGCAAATAAATGAGAGTAAAAAGAACAATAGCACTCGATAAACTTCAGAATTTACACAATAGAGTTAAAATAGTTAGAGGTGGAACTTCTGCTGGAAAAACTATTTGTATTTTATCAATTTTAATAGATAAAGCTATAAGAAATGAAGGTTCAGAGATTAGTGTAGTATCTGAATCAGTCCCACATCTACGTAGAGGCGCGTTAAAAGACTTTCTTAATATCTTGAAAGGTCTTAATCGATATTATGAAGAAAAGTATAACAGGAGCACTTTAAAGTATACTTTTAGTAATGGGAGTTATATAGAATTTTTTAGTACTGACCAACCAGATAAATTAAGAGGTTCTAGAAGAACAGATTTATTTATTAATGAATGTAATAATGTAACCTTTGAAAGCTATCAGCAATTGAGTATACGTACCTCAGGTGATATATGGCTTGATTATAACCCAACAAATATTTTCTGGGTAGACAAAGAATTAGTAAACACACCAGACACAAACTTTATAACATTGACTTATAAAGATAATGATCAATTACCAGGGTCAATAGTTAGAGAAATAGAAAAAGCTAAGATAAAAGCAAAGACTAGTAGTTATTGGTCTAATTGGTGGAAAGTATATGGATTAGGAGAAATAGGTACGTTAGAAGGTGCTTGTATACCTGATTGGAAACAAATAGAAGTAATACCACCACATGCTAGGTTATTATGCCATGGATTAGACTTTGGTTATTCTGTAGATGAAGCTTCTATTGTAGCTTTATATAAATTAGATGATGGATATATATTTGATGAAGTATTATATAGAAAAGGAATGCTTAATTCACATATAAGTCAATATTTAAAAAATAATTCTATATTAGGAAGTATTTGGGCAGATTCAGCAGAACCTAAATCAATAGCGGAATTAAATACATATGGACATCAAGTATTTCCAGTTACAAAGGGAAGAGATAGTATTGTTTATGGTATTAACCTTATAAATCAAAATAAAATATTTGTTACACAAAGATCAAAGAACTTAATAAAAGAACTTCAAGGATATATTTGGTTAAAAGATAAACAAGGTAATACACTTCAAAAACCTAATCCACTTTCTGGTGATCATAGTATTGATGCTGCAAGGTATGCGTTAACATCTCAATTACAAGACCCTAATAAAGGAGAATATCATATTTGGTAAAAAAAACTTAAAATATTTTTTTTATTTACAAAAATTGTTTATATTAGCTATAAATATACAGGTGCTGATAACCTGTAGTACACTAGAAACAGCATTAGCAATTAAGCGAAGCGTAGTCACGGTAGAATAGGCAGCACCTTTTTAGAAAAACAAAAAACATGAAAAAAGAAATATTAGAATTATTTTTATACGCATTAATAGGTACAGGTATATTTATTTGTATGGTATTATTTTCAGATTTAATAAAAGCCCTTTTATTATGATAAAAGCAACAAAAAAAGAAATCAACATGCCAGTAGACAAAGAGCTACAGAAGACAATAATAAAGTATATTGTTTGGGGATTACCACAATTTACTTTTTGGATGATAATGTTAATTAATTTTTTATTTTATGTCATTAGAGGATATTAAAAAAGATTTAGAAAATATATCTGATAAAATAAATTATTGTCGAGATATAGATATTAATCAGAAAATAAATATATTTTTGTCAGTACAATCTACTATTGACAAAGTTGAAAAAGCCGCTGAATCTAAAAACAAAACAAGATTACGAGATGGAGATGAAGATTTTCAAATGGTGTATTAAAAACGATATTAGAGTTTATCCGCAACCTACAAGAACAGGTAGAAAACCACCTGTTAAAATAGTATTAGACTATAAAGGACAAATAAAAGTAGGAGATATAGAATATGTACAATCATCTAAAGAATATCACGATAAAGTAAAAGAAGTTTACGAATGGGCATATAATAATGCTAAGGATAGTTTAGATAGAAGGCAACGTATTAAGGTGGACAATTCGCCTTAGTTTTTCATGTTAATTGTTTTATTGTTAATTAGAGGGACCTTATTGGTCCCTTTTTATATATATATATATTATACAAATAATTAAATATATTATTATATATATATGAAAGTAAAAATTCAAGTACCTGATTCTTTAAGAGATATTAGCTTAGAGCAATATCAGAAATATCATAAGATAAATAACGAAGAGAATCAAAATTCTAATTTTTTATTACACAAAACGATAGAGATATTTTGTAACTTAAATTTACAAAATGTTATTAAGGTAGAATTTAATAGTGTAATAAAAGTAGTTAAGATAATAAATGATTTATTTGAACAAGAAGTAAAGCTTGTGCCTACATTTACTATGGACAATGTTAGTTATGGTTTTATTCCTGATTTAGATAAAATAACTTTAGGTGAATATATAGATTTAGATACTACATTAAGTGATTGGAATAACATGCATAAAGCAATGGCAGTATTATTTAGACCAATAACAGACACATATAAAGATACATATATAATAGAAGAATATAAAGGTGCTAAAGAATCAGAAAAATATAAGCAAATGCCAATGGATATAGTTATGGGATCTATACTTTTTTTTTACAATTTAAAGAACGAGTTACTGAAAACTATCCTGAAATCTTTGAACAAGGAAGTGATGAGCAAATCGACTTTTCAGCAGAGGCAAACTTTACTAGGAAATGGGGATGGTATAACTCGCTATATAGACTGGGTGGAGGAAATGCAACCAAAATTAATGAAGTTAGTGAAATAAACATGCATGAAGCATTTTACTTTTTAGCGTATGAGCAAGATAAATTACAAGCAGAAAGAAATTTAATTAAAAACAAAGCTAAATGACAGGATTCTACGATTTAACAAACAAAATAAAAGAAACACTAGAAGCAGAACCATTTGTAAATACTGTTTCTTATGGTAGTTTTGATAATATTGATTTAAATAAACAAACTATATTTCCATTATCACACGTAATGGTTAATCAATGTAGTATTAATTCTAAAGTATTAACTTTTAATATATCTGTTATGTGTATGGACATAGTAGATATAAGTAAAGAAGAAACTACAGACTTGTTTGTAGGAAATGATAATGAGCAAGATGTATTAAATACGCAATTAGGAGTATTAGACAGGTTAATAGCATTGTTACAAAGAGGAGATTTATATACAGATAAATACCAAGTAGAAGCAGATGTTACATGTGAACCCTTTATAGATAGATTTGAAAACAAGCTTGCAGGATGGGTTGCTACTTTTGATGTAAAGATTCAAAATGATATGACAATATGTTAGAGAAGGAAAATACAAGAAAAGCATTAGAAGCATTTAAAAGGTATGTTATCTCACAGTCTAGAGCTAATTTAACTAGAAAGAAAAAGAACGTAACAAAACAGCTATATAATTCTTTACAAGGTATTATTGATAGTAATCCAAAAGGTTTTGATCTTAAATTTGAAATGGAG